TGTTGTTGCGAAGTTAGCATCATCTCCTAAAGCTGCTGCTAATTCGTCTAATGTATTCAAAGCTGCTGGAGCTGAATCAACAATACCAGCTACTTCTGCGTCTACATACGCTTTAATACTTTGTTGTGTGGCTAAATGTGTTGCACTATTTGATGACATATTATCTTCATCTTTTACTCCAGTGCCACCTACTGTTCCATTTACTGTTAAACTGCCAGTGACTGTAGTATTTTCATTTAATTTTACATAATTACCAGTATTTGATAATTCTATTTGATATGCTAATGTACCACCAGAATCTTTAGTACCTAATCTTAATCCACCAGAATTAGTATTATTAAGTACATAACTCCAATCTCCAGAATTATTAATTTGAAGAGTAGAGCCACTAAATAATAAACTACTTTCAGCATTTATCCCGTCAGTTCCAGTAGCAGTTAATACTCTGTTATCTGCTCCATTAGACATAAAATCTGATACATCAACACTAAATGTTGTGCCAGATAAATCTAATCCAGTACCAGCTGAGTATGTGGTATTAGCAGTCATATCATCTACAACTACATTAATTTTTCCATTAGTATCATCATAAGTAGCAGCTACTCTTGTTTCTGTATTGCCACTAAACATACCACCTACAATGTCTTGTACTTGTTCAGTAGAAAGTTGTGTATTAGTATCAGCAGTCATATCGTCTACAACCAAATCTATCGTTCCGTCGCCGTCTTGGTATGTAGCTGATATTCTTGTTTCAGTATTAGAAGAGAACATAGCTCCTACTATATCTTGTACTTGTTCAGTAGTTAGCGTAGATGTAATAAAACCAGAATCATTATTAAAAGCAGATAAAGGTATTTCAGATATAAGTTTTCTTCTATCTGCTCCATTATCTAAAATAATTAGTTCATCTTCAGAGCTATTTACTGAAGCAGTCATATCAGTCAATTCTGATAAATCAACTGCTAATGATACTGTTCCAGAACTACCACCACCAGATAAACCAACTCCAGCAGTTACACCCTCAATATCTCCAGAAGAAGCACTACCAGTTAAATCAACGATAGTACCGCTGTCATTAATATATAATTTGTTTGCACTTCTATCAAATGCAAGTTCTCTATCAACGATATTACTGGTAGTAGGTGTACCACTACCAGCTTTTATCTTAATAGTATTAGCCATAGTGTTCTCCTAACTATTAATAAGTTCCGCCGTCAAATGTAGTATCTACAAAGCCTTGTTGTGCTTCAATCGCTTTGTTAAACTCCCATTGCGTTCCAGTGTGGTCATAAAGTATCGTAGCACTTGCTCCGTCTACTCTAATACCAGCTCCGTCAGCAGCAGATGAATCTGCAGCTCCGCTTGCAATAACAATCTCTTTATCTTCAACTGTTAATGTAGCAGTGTTTAAAGTAGTAGTATCTCCTTGTACTACTAAATTACCACCTACGGTAAAGTTACCAGTTGTACTACAATTACCAGCTAAAGCAATGTTATCTACAATTTTAGCAGCAGTTACTTGGTCGTCTGCAATGTGTTCTGTGTCAATACCACCAGCAGCTAAATGTTCACTATCAACTGCGTCATCTGCAATCTTAGCTCCAGTAATAGCGTCTGCAGCTATTTCTGCAGTTACTACACCACCAGTTTTAATAGTTACCACTCCACTACTTACTGCAAAGTTGTCGCTTGAAAAAGAAGCAAGCCCTTTTGCACTTGTTGAAGCAAAAACATTAGAGTCGGTTACATCTAAAGCAAGTGTAACAGAATTATCATCTGTTCCAGAAGCTACAGTACCGCTAACTCCGTTACCATAGGTTATATCTTGTAATGTAGGTAAGTGAAATACTTCTACACTGCTATTGTTGTGTCTACCAACATACAGTTTTTTACCAGCTTGATTTAATGCTAACTCTCCACTCGCTAAACTTCCTGGAGCAGATGTGTTAGTATTGCTACTATGTCTTTTAATTTGGACTGTATTAGCCATTTTTTTCTCCTAATTAAGTATAAGTTCCACCCTCAAGGGTTTTATTGTCTAATGATTGACTTGATGCGACATCTACAATGTCGTCACTATTCGTTCCACCAACTGTTTTATCATCTAGCTGATTTAATTCAGCAGTAGTAGCTGTAAGTCCGTCAGTTATATTAATCTCGCTTGCGGTTGATGTAATAGCCGCTAGCTTTGTTAAATCTGCTTCAGAAACATTACTGTTTTCTACTTTATCTACTGCGGCATCTATTACCGCTCCAGTGTTTGATGATATATAATTAGCCATACTTTCTCCTTTTAGTTAAGGGGAGCAATGCAGCTCCCCTAATTAACTATTATGAAGGGTTGTTAAAGTTTACAATCCCGTTTGACGCATCATTAGCTGCTTTAGCTAAGCATGCTCCAAATAGAGTATCTGCAACTACTGAAGTCGCGAGATAATCAATATCATACTCGGACTGCACACGCGGAGCAATCTGTTGAGCGTAATAAATTGAATCTCTATTGAAGATTGATGCTGTTTCATCTCCAGTATCACCGTCATCATCCCAGTCTGTGCTTGAAAACAAGCTTAAGCCGTATGCTTGCATAATCATACCACTAACTAATGGGTTTTCGTCATCTCCACGCTTTTGAGCTTCTGTGAAGTCGCCTAAGCTTAAAAGAGACATATATGCTGCTGGAGAAGCGTATAAGTAGTGTTCTCCGTCAGTATAGTCGTGATTTGCGTCAAGAAGTTTTTGTAATCCACTTCTTAAAAGAGCTGTAGTAAATACATTGTCTGAAGCTAAAGTAACATCATTCTGTGTTGCTGATTGAATAATACCAGCAATGTATGATTCTACTTTTTTAGCTAAAGCATAACCCATAGCTCTTGTGTATTGGTTGAATAAGTCTGCTGACTCTTGTACTCTAACAATGTCATCTACTCTTTTAGCATTATACCAGTGTTGGTCTACTGTTAATTGAGTTTCTACATCTGTGTTGTTAGTGTAAGTAACTGCTCCACCAGCTGATTTTGCAACCGCTGATTCTTCAGTCACGCGTGGGATATGTAAAATATCTCCGCCGCTAGATAGCATAGAAGAGAAATCAGTAACTTGATTTCTTAATCTGAACTGTCTTTCGGCATAATTTAGGATAGCGTCTCTCCACATTTCTGGGATAAACACTGCCGCTGTTGAAGTTGTAACATTTCCGTTAGCCATGTTAAGTCTCCTTAAAAATTAAAATATTATTTTTTATAAGAGTTGATAACATCAGACCAGTTGTTCTTGCGCTCTTCTTTAGATAAATCCCTAAAAGGATTTTCTGATAGATTCTTTCTTTGTAGCCCAGCTTCCGCTTGTTGAACATTCGGTTTTGGACTACTGGTAAAATCTTCTATCAGATTTCTAAGAGTGCCTATATCAACTGATTCGTATTTTTCTCTCTTATCTTCTGGCAACTTTGATAACAGACGAGCTTTCTCATCTGACACATACGCATTAAGAGTTTCATTAGTAGAATTAAATTTTTCTTCTAAATCTTTTGCTCTTTGTCGTTCCTCTGCAAGCAAAGTTTGATATTCTCCGTCTTTTTCAAGTTTCTCTGCTCTTGCCTTTTCTTTCTCTTTTTTTAATGCTTCCATACTTGAGCGAAGTTCATTTCGTTCTGCTATGACCTCATTAAAGCGAGAAAACGGTACGCTATTGTCTTTTTCTACGACTTGAGTGTCTTGAGCTTCTTTAACGCCTTGCTCTTGGGCTTCAACTTTTACATTTTCTTCCATTTTAACTCCTTTTGTGGATATTTTTTAACTATATAATGTAAATTATATAGTGTAATTTTACAAAGTAAATGAATAAAGTTCCAAAGGAATATCAGTTTAAAAGAAAGTGGTTTGAATATATGGGGTACAAGCCGCATCCAGGACAAGAGAAGATGCACTACCCTACAAATCCCAATGCTTCTTTCTTTGTTAATATCTGTGGTAGAAGATATGGTAAAACTACTGCAGCCTATCGTGAAGCAGAATTTTATGCGGCACAACCTAATAAAAAGATTTGGCTTGTTGGTTTGTCTTACAAGAAATCAAGATTAATGTTTAGAGAAGTCTATAAAAACATGGTTAAAGGAAATCCAAAAGACATTGTAGCCGCTTCAGAAAAAGAACAATATATAAGATTTGCATGGGGAAGCACAGTTGAAGGAATGTCAGCTGATAATCCGTCTTCTTTGCTTGGAGAAGGATTAGATTTGGTTATTATTGATGAAGCTTCAAGAATGCCAAGAAAAATTTGGGATATGTATTTATCTCCTACTCTTTCAGATAAAAAAGGTAAAGCTATCTTTATTACTACACCAAACGGCTATAACTGGATTTATGATTTATATTTGTTAGGTAAGTCTGACCCTAAATGGTTTTCTACATCTTCTCCTAGCTGGGATAATTACTTTGCATTTCCAAATGGAGAAGAAGATGAATTTTTGCTTGAAAGAAAAAGAAATTTATCTAAAGAAATTTTTGACCAAGAGTATGGAGCTAAGTTTGCTTCATTCCAAGGTAAGGTATATCCGTTTGATAGAAATATTGATGTAAAGAACATTGGCTATCAATCACATCTTCCTACTTATTGCACTGTAGACTTTGGTTATCGTATGCCCGCTGTACTTTTTTTACAAACTTATAGAAATAATGGTGTATGGTATATTAATATAATAGATGAAATTATTCATAAGAAAAATGTACCAACAGAACAATTAGCTAATATGATTTTAGAGAAAAATTACCCCGTTGTGCATTACTATGGCGACCCAGCTGGATATAATGTTCAAGGACAAACTGGAATGGGAGACATAGAAATCTTTAAAAAGTGCGGGATTAATGTTAGATTTAGAACTGATAAAGCTAGTAGAAATATAGCTTCTTCAGTTAGTTATGTAAGGGGATTCTTTGAATCTGCTTCTGGCGAACGAAAAATTACGGTATCTAAAAGCTGTCCAGGTATTATGGAAGACTTTGAAAATTATAGGTATCCAGAAGAAGTTGAAGGAAAGATTTTATCAAACGACCCAGTTAAAGACGGGTATTATGAACACGGATGTGATGCGTTTAGATATTTTATAACAAATCGCTTCCCAATGGTTAGTAATGAATTAATAAGGATTGCAAGATGATATTAAAACCTAGTGAGATTATAAAAAAATCATTAAAAGAATTTAAACTACAGACAGTAACGAACAAAAGAGAAGAAGTAATCAAGTATTTAGATTATTATACTGGAACTCAAACCAGTAAATATATTGAAAATTATTTTGACACAGACGCCTTTAGAGAAATACCGCAGTATTCAGCTAATATAACTAAAAAGTTTATTAATAAAATGTCAAGACTGTATACAGTAGGCGCAAAGCGTAGCCCAAAAGGCGTATATGAAGATATGACTATGAAAAAAAATGTCAAAATGAAACATATAGAAAAAATGACAAAATTATTAGGAAGTGTGGCGGTTGGAGTATTTTACAAAGAAGAAGAAAGCAAAAAGTATTTTGAATATTCTCCAGTGTATTATTTTATGCCATTTTTTGAAGATAATGATGTTTTTAACCCTTATGCAATTACATATCCTAATTTTATGCCAGTAGATGATGCTTATAATACAAGCAAAATGACTTATTCTTATTATGATAAGGATAGATATATTAAATATGACCAAGACGGAGTTATTTTAGAAGAAATTCCTAACCTAAGCGGCATTTTCCCGTTTACATTCTTTCATAGGGAAGAACAAATTGATTCTTTTTTCGTTGAAGGAGCAAATGACATTATTTCTGCCAACGAACATATTAATATCACTATGACTGAAATGCAATTAGGCTTAAGATATCAAATGTTTGGACAACCAGTAGCTTCTGGTATTATTGCTGACCAAAATATAGCAAGAGCTGGCTCTAATGAGATATTAATGCTTGGAGAAAACGGAAATTTTGACATTGTTAGCCCTAAAGGTAACATTGAGTCCGTTATTGAGAATATAAAGCTGCAATTAGAGCTTGTAGCGCTAAATAACCACCTTTATATCACATTTTCTGATACTGGTGGCGAAGTTCCTTCTGGAATTGCATTAAAAATTAAAGATGTTGAAAGAATGGAAGACTATCAAGACGATAAAGAGATGTTTAGAATGTTTGAGCATAAACTTTACAAGATTGAAGAGAGTATTGCGCGTTATAATGGTATAAACTTGCCTAATTCTGACGATTTTAAGATAGATTTCTATGATGTAGAGTATCCAATGACAATTCAAGACCAAATTCTGCAAAATGACTTTGAGCTTAAGAATAATTTGACTACTCAAGCGCACATTATGATGAAAAACAATAAAGATTTATCAATGGAAGACGCTATAGAGCAAATAGCACAAAATAAAGAGATTAATATGCTTCTAATGGGGGATTTTGAAGAAGATACCTCGCCAAATTCGGAAAATATAGAGCAAAATCAAGAAAACGAAGAAAATGAAGCTGAATCTAACGATTGATTTCACTTTTGACACTCTAAAGAAGGATTTACCTAATATGATGAAGTCCAGAATCAATAGAGATATTGATTTTGTCAAAAATGAGATAGATGAAGGTATAGCTAAGTCAGTAAGTCCAGTAACTGGCGCAAAATTCCAACCAATTACGGAAGTAACAAAAGAAGTACGCCGTTTACGAAGAAAAGGAAGGAAATCTAAGGATAAACCACTTTTATCTACTGGAAGAATGTCAAAACTTAAGGTTAAGAAGGCAAAAACACGCGGAAAGTCAGCTTTTTACGGATATATTGAAATGGGAGCTGCTTATGGGCGTTATCACTTACAAGATTATACTATTGCAACTAACTTTACTGTAAAATCAAGCGAAAGAAGAGCTAGAACGACTACTACCAAGAAAAAAGGTACAACTACAAGAAGACAAGGAGATGTTAAAAATCCAAAAGGTATATTCTTCAAAGTTAAAGGAAAAAAAGTTCCAGCAAGAATTTGGTTTGGAATTCCAAAAAACTATAAACAAAAGACAAATTTTAATAGGTTTATGCGCCAAATTAAAACTAAATTGAAGACTGGTAAAGTTATCATAAATCAACCATTAGGAAGGATTACCATTGGATAAAATTATTGAATTATTACAAAAACTTATTAACAAAGTACAAAATGTTGAAGAAATAGCTATTGAAAACAATAATTTGATTGGATTTATGATTTCTAGCAATACACCTAACAAAATAACCGATAAAGAGCTTAAGTCTATCTATTTGACTGGAGAATTTATTGAATACATCAAAGATAATAATATTTCAATGGATTTTATAGCTGATGCTTAAGAATTATCTGCTTCAAGCTTCTCAAGCTCTAATAACCACTCTTTTCTTTTTGTTTTCGTGTGTCTCCCTTTGCCTAAAGGCTTTAAACCGACTTTTTTCGCCCGAGCGAGCAATTTTTTGGAGTCTGATTTTTGCTTATTCAGCTTCTCTTTTGTTGATTCTTTATTTTCTATTAAAGGTAATTCTTTATCCTCTTCAACAACTTCTATAGCATTTTCAATTTTTCTATTACCTTCTAAAAACCTTTCAAAAGGACTTTCTACCTTAACTTCTACATTTTTAATCAGTTTACCAGAGTGTTCTAATATCAATCTACCCGCTTGAACATTGCCATTAATTGCTTCTTTATACATAGACTGTAATACAGAAGGTAACTTAGCTCCAAAGGACTTCATGTACGCTTGATACAGTGATTCAACAAATTCTTTATCATTTAACCAATTAGTAATCGTATTTCTGTGTACACCTATCTCTTTAGATATATCTCCTAAGTTCATTTCGGGATTATTGACATAAATGGTAGCAAATTCTGTTTGTTTTCTATTAAGATTCATCCTTGACCTCTATAACGCTTTTTATAATACTTTTTAGATAGTTTATTTCCATATTTTGTTCTATGGCTTTGTCCTTGTCTAGTTTTCTTCTTTCCATTGGTATGCCTAGATTGTTTTTTGACTAATCCTCTCAATCTTCTGTCTCTCCTAACACATCACTATCTTTAAAATCAGAAAAATGCCCGTCATATACTTTAATCAATGGTTTACTGAAGATTCTTTTGGCTTTTACTTTCTTTTCGCATTCGTTACAGTCTTGTTCAATATCTTTATTTCTATTTTCAACGCTAGCAACTGAACTAACAACCTTTTTACAATCACACTTCATCATGTATTCATATATTGGCATTATCGCTCCTTCCTTCCTTTTATTTCTTTAACGCTTTTCTAACTTCAGCCCAAACTTCATCATCTAGTTTGTTTGAAGATTTAGCTACCAAGAAATCTCCTACTTTTAGTAAAACAGCGATTAAAACCTTTTCGCTCAATACACCAGTAAGCATTTTGCTAATAATAATGTTCATGATTTATCCTTTACGCTTTTGCCCTTTAGGCGGTTGTCGTTTTCTGGCACTTGGTCCACCCCAAAGAAACTTATCAGCCCAATATGCTGCGGACATTCTGCCTTTTCTTATATTAGCAGCATGTCTAGCCTTAAAGCTTTTTCTAGCTTCTGGACTATAGTTATGTCCGTAACCTTTTGCTCCAAATCTAATCAGCTTTAGCTTATGCCCTTCTGATGCTAATACCACCGCTTTTTTCTTAGGGTGGTTAGGCGTCATTTTTGGGCTATTGACGCGCTTTAAACCGTGTCGCTTAAGCATTGACTTCTTTTTCTCTGAATGTGCCATATAGGCTAAATTTAGGTAGGCGAATTGTTTTGTGCAACCTTCCGAATTTTAATTTTCCCTTTCTGTGGAATGCGGTATGTCTGCCTAATCGTAAAATCTATACGCTCTACGGGCTTTTTTTGACGCGCATTTTTAGACTAAAAAAATTATAGCTAAGCGCTGACGCGCAAAACATGGGCTAAAGTTGCGCGGGCTACATCTTGGCGCGAATATTTGCAAAAACGGGCGGGCGGTAAGCAAGCGCAAAAAAACCAATAATTCACAATTCAAAAGCTAAACAAAATGAAACTTTAACAATGGTTTTGGTATAGCTTGTTTAAAGCTTCTTAATGGTATTTTGAAAGCATGCAAAAGCATGAAACAAGGCAAACAAAGGGCGCGAAAATATAGCGCTGAAATAGCTTGATTTTGTAGCGTTTACCGAACGCGGGCGAAAGTATAGTAACGCGCCCGTACAATTAAAATAAAATAATTTCCCCTTTTTAATTGAAAATATATTAAATTCCTATATGATAACAACAAAAACAGACAAGACACCGAGAGAGAAAAAGGCTGTAAGCCTAGCAATATCAAGGTTTATGGGAATTGGCGTTCTTGTCTTTAACCCTTACAAAAAGGAAGGTAAATAATGAAAAATACTAAAAATAAAACATATTCAATGGGAATAAATGCTTTTCAAAGCTACATGTTAAGCAATGATGTTAGAAAGCTAAACCGCTCAAGCATGGAAGGCGCAACACGCGTTGTGTTTTTGTTTGGCGATAAGCTTCAAAATGTATTGCCCGCTATAGTTGAATGGGCTAGCGTTCACAAAGGCTTTGAAGCTTTCAGCGTTAATGGCGGTGTTTCTTTGGCTTGCGCTGATGATGTCAATGATTACGGCTTGCCAAGCTTTGATGTTGATAACATGGGCGGTGATAATGCTCTAATGCGAAGCATACCCGCAAACACTCAAAAAGTATTAATTGCTAAAGCTGACTTAATTAAACTTTTTGACGCTCAACATTCACGCTTTATGACTTTTCACATGATGAAGAAAAGAAAATATCACTATTGCAAAGAATGTAATGAATATTACCGCAAGGCTTGCCGTTGCTTAAGTGTTGCAAGAATTCAAAGCTATCAAAGCGGAATTAATAACGCGTTCTTCTTTGATAGTGTAGAAGGCAAAACACAAGTTAAAGCGACAACGGGCAACCAAAACGCTAGACCTTCGCAAAAAACGGCTTTTATTGGCGTAGAATGGGAAGTTACAACAACCAATAGAAGAAGTAGACAAGACAACGCCATTCAGTTCTTTAAATTCTTCAAAAAGAACGGCGGAACTAAACATTTTCTTGACTTGTTTAATTCAGTCAAAGATGATAGTTCAGTATCAAATGGCTTTGAAATGGTAACTAACCCGTTCAGCGCTAAATACTATGAAGATAATCAAGCTAGCTTTGAACTAATGGCGCAATATGCAAGGCAACAAAAGTTGCGCGGAAGCGGAAACGGAATTCATATTCATATTTCAAGAAATGCTTTCACTACTGAAACACTAGCGAAATTTTTCAAGCTATTTGGTAACAATTCAAATATCATTGAAAAGCTAGCGGGAAGGCGTTCAAATCGTTGGGCAAAACTTGAACTAGGGAATATTCCGAATACTGAATTGCAAGAAACAATTCAAAGCAAATACAAAATAATAACAAGCAAAACTGACGCGCAATTCATGGCATTAGCTAAAGACAATTCAAATGGAAACTATAATAGCATTGACAACCGCTATAAATTCCTAAACTTGAGCAATGCAAAAACTATAGAATACCGCTTGCCCGCTAGTACTACTGATGAAAAGGGCGCGACATACTCTAATTTTTGCCGCCATATTGAACTAATGCTTGGCGCGTTCGCGTATGTTTCACAAGCTGAACTAGAACTAGAAAGCGTTTCTTTTGAAAGCTTTTTAGCTTTTCTTGAAGCTTCAGACAAATATAAAAACATCTATAATTGTATAGTAAGCAATAAGGAAGTTTTAACTTTGATTATTGGAAACAATACAAACGCGGAAAGAAGAATAAAAGGCGCTTCAATAGAAAATATTTCTATTGATAACACAAGCGCTGAAGGCATTCAGCAAGCGCGCGAAAATGTTCTAGCTTTGCTTGATAGCATTCAAGAAAGAGATGAAGAAGAAATAGAAATAATAGTAAATGAAAAATACAATAAACTTAAACTAAAGGAAGGTGTATAATGTGTGTAGCAATAGTCAAACCAAAAGGAAAAAAGATAAGCAAGAAAACGCTTCAAGAAGCATGGGAAACCAACCCGCATGGCGCGGGCTTGGTTTTCGCTCACAAGGGCAAGCTCAACGCTTTTAAATCAATGAATGAAAAAGAATTCATTGATACTTGTTTAAAGCTTGTCAAAGCGTATGATGAAAATTTTCTAATACATTTTCGCATAGCAACACAAGGCGAAATTAATTTAGAAAATGCTCACCCGTTTTTTGTAAATAAAAATCTAGCGTTCATTCATAATGGCATAATTCCAAACATGCCATATGATGAAGACATCAGCGACACTAGATTTTTTAATATGGATATCTTGCAACAATTGCCATATAAGATGAATAACAAAACACATGATAAAATGATAGCTTCAGCGATAGGAAGTTCAAAGCTTGCTTTCATTAATCACAAAGGGAAATATAACATCATCAATGAACGCTTGGGAAGTTGGAAAGCGGGCGTGTGGTTTTCTAATCTTAATCATTGTAGCGCGTCAAATTATGGCGCGCATGGCGTGTTTAGATTTAACGGCATGACATGGGAAAATTTCCTAGAAGAAAAGGAAGGTAAATAATGGAAAAAATACTAATCAATGTATTTGCTTTTTTGGCGGTGTTCGTTCCCGTTATCGTTCCAATGATAGCGGAAGAATACTATAGAAGAAAGAAAAGCTAATTAAAAGCTAAATCACAAGACAAGAAAAGGCGCTATTTGATAGCGTCTTTTTTTGTATCTAAACTAAAACCCGCGACCCGTCAAATGAAGCGTTAAAACGCATTAAAAACGCATTAAAAATAATTCTTAAGGTAAATATTTAATAAAACGCATTAAATGCCGTCAATTGGCGGTTTTGGCGCTTAAATTAAATCTTTAGACGATAAGAAATAGGCTTTTTTTGGCTCAAAATCAGCGCTTGAAGGCTTTAAAATTGATTTTTCAAGCATTAGCATAAATGCGCGTTAAGTTGCTTTTAAATCAAGTTTTTTTTTGCAAATTTTCATCTTCAAAAACTTAACACACATTTTAAAAAAAATTTTTTGCCCGTCAAAATCGTGCCCAAAAAAATCAAAATTCAATCCGAAAAAATTACCTTTTTTAAAAAGTTATATTTATGACGACAAGTATATAGTCAAATCTATACTGTAGGACTATACTTAATAGGCTTTGGAAAAAAATATATTAAAAAAGTATTGACTTGTATCCCCCCCCCTATCTAAATTTACCATTATGGTAACGGAAATTATAAACTTTACAATTGGGTATGCTGGTGTATTCTTTTTATTCTTATGGCTACTTAATGTAAAGGAAACTTGGTAGGAGTATATATGCCTAATCTTGAAAATGGTTTACAAGCAGACAATCATATAGATGTATCAGCTGTGATAATAAATGAAGTGTTTCACGAAAGAAACATGGGGTATGTAGGAGAAAGTTCAATCCGACCTTGGGGTATAAACTGGGAAGTTATGCGAAAGAAAGCTGAAAGCTATTGTTATGATAATAGCGTTATGCACAAAGATTTCTTTACTGTTGAACTCAATAACTTTATTTGGGAGATATTAAGAGCGCATAGTCTTTATCTTGGGTTAGCGCCTTCAAGCGCGCCTTCATTTGCTTCTATAGAAAGGCGTATTCCGCGCGATAGTCGCAGAAAAGCTAAGCGTAGAGAACAATATGGTATTAAGCTTTTTGGCGCAATAACAACATATAAAAACATTTTAAAAGCAATAATCATGGAAATGAAAAGAGATTTCCGCTCAAATGAAGTTGCGACCGAAGAATTGATGATAGCAAATAAAAAGCTTAATTCTCATTACGCTAAGCTTTCTCATTTATTTGGTAGGGGGTTTCATAGTATAGGTCACACATTTAACGAAGACATTAATTGGCAAGTTCACTATATAAACTTTATAGCACTAGGGTATGATATTGATACTTTATCAACATTTCCTTATCCCGAAAACGGTTATTGCCCGTTAAACTATTATATACATAATAACATGACTGAAGTGTGGACATGTTCAGCTTTATTTAACAACATGGACAACCAAAAAAATATTTCAAAAGCAATTTCATATCATGAAGATGTGAATACTGAATGGTTTTCAGAAATCAACGACAAGTCTGAAAGAGATGAAGATTTGCCGTTTTAACAAAAGGAGAGAACAATGTGTAATACAAATAGAAGAAGAAGGGTAGGTGTGGAATGGTTTTCAGAAATCTTGACACAAAGAAATTAACACAAATATTAACTGATACTAATGGTAAAATCTTTCAAGCTACTTTTGTAAAAAAGAATGGCGAAGTGAGAGATATACATTGCAGAACTAATGTGAAGAAACATGTTAAAGGCACGGGTAAACCTAGCTTTGCATTGAAAGATGACAATCCTTATCAGTTAGTATATGACTTGCAAAAGAAGGGTTATCGCGTGATTAATTGCGATACGCTACAACGCATAAAGTTTCAAAACAACATTTATGAAAGGTAGGTTATGAAAGATAAGTATACGGTAAAGGAAATAAACTCAGCTATTATGTTTTTAAAGACCAAGAACATAGCGCACATAGAGTATATCTATTTGCATAGAGAGTTTTTAAGCGCTAAAGAAACTGAACGAATTATGTATGACCATGCAACATGTTCTCATGTGAGCGTCAAAGAAGTTATCAGTAGCGCAATAGAAAGTGGGTGGGAGTGTGAGTAAGGAAATAGATAAAGCTTGGTCAATAAAACATGAAGGCAAGCTTAATAAAAACAATATAATCTTTCAAGACGATAAGTTTTTAAAGGTATATTTAAAAATGAAGGAAATTGATGATAGGTTAAAACAAATAAGTGACCTATATGGCATGGAAGAGAAAGACTGGCAAAGTGACTGTTGTACTAGTCCGCCATTTGGAAATCAATTTCAAGAAGAAGAAGAAACTGGAATATGCTCTAAATGTTTTGACGGAGCAAACTTTAGCGACTTAAACAAAGAAGGAGAGTAGATAAATGGTTGAAGGTAAAATAGTAGAAAAAGACTGGACTGAAGAAGGTATAAACGAAGAGTTTCAAAAGCTCATGCTTCAGTTGCAGAACAATTTTGAAAGTAAAGATGACGCGCAAAAAAGCGATATGTATAAGAATATGTTGCTTGCATGTTCAGTTTGGATATTGAAAGACTATGCTTCATCTAAAGGATTTCGCTTGTTAATTGAAAATGGTATTAATTCAAAAGACATTATTGACCATTGGACTAAGTGGGCGAAAGGTAAATAATGGATATAATGACAATCGTAGACGGCGCATTTGCATTGGCTGTAGTTTTATGGCTATGTAGTGCAGACTTTACATTTTAAAGGAGAGAATACAATGGCTAAAACACTAGCAGAAGGTAGAAAGAAGGCAGTTAATACTAAAACATACGCGACTGGTAGAAAGAGACATGAAAATGTTCTTACTATACAAACGGGTAGAAGTAGAATTACATCAATGAATGGTAAACCAAGTAAAACCTTAAACATTCTTAATCATTTAAAAAAACATGGCACTATAACTAGTTGGGAAGCAATTACTTTGTATAGGGCTACTAGATTAAGTGGTATTATTTGGCAGTTGAAGAAACAAGGGTATGTAATTGTTACATATACCAAGAGCGGTAGAGATTATGCTACATACAAACTTGTTGCATAAATGGAAACTTTTGCATTAACTTTGACAAAAAACTATGGACAAAAAGTTAAGCGACAACATACCATTGGTATTAAATGACAAGGAAAGTTGTAACTATATCATTTATAGCTTACAACAATTACCTAGCTTTACGCAAAATGTAAATATGAATAAGTTAAATACACTTATTGCAAGCGTTGAAGTTATTAAGAAGGGTTTACAAAAAGATTATTAATAGCGGTAGGTTACCTTTCTTATCAGTTACCTTGTTTGTTTGTTATCATTGCCTACCGCTATCATTTAAAGAAAAAGGAGAAAACCGTGAAAGAAGACAAAAAGAAAGTTGGCGTTCACATAGAAAAAGGATTGTGGGATAAACTAAGCGACATTGCTAAAAAAGAATATAGAAGCACATCAGCTTTAGTTAGAATGATAATCAGTAAATATGTGGAAGGATACAACAATGATAATAAGTAATTACGAGAGTGACGAAAAAACAAACATCATAAAAGCGTTAATAAAAGTTCAGTCTGAACTTGAAAACTTAACTAAAGATACAAAAGCTTTTAAGTATAAGTATGTAAAGTTAGATAAGTTGGTAGACGCAGTAAAAGTTCCATTAAATAAAAATGGTATCTTTTTCAGTCAAATGCCTATAGGTAATAACAATGTAGTGGGAGTTAGAACAACATTTTATCACACAAGTGGAGAATGGATAGCTACACAAATGTTATCGCCTATTGCTGAATTGGGCGGTCAAAATTTATATCAATCACAAGGAAGCGCAATAACTTACTTTAGAAGGTATCAGTTGGCTTCTATGTTAGGATTATGTGATGTTGATGACACTGACGCGCAAGGCGAGCAAACAAAGACATATAAAATACAATCAGACGATTTAGATTTTTAGATATAGCTTTCCCAAAAGAGAAAGCTACAAAGAAAGGAGCGAACAATGAAGTTCAAGGTATTAGAAGTTAATGATTATACTCATAGTTACAAAGATAAAGATGTGTATACATCATGGCAATTAAATGAAATCAAGAATAGAGTAAGAGAAAACCCGTCAAGAATGACATTTGACCCAGTAGAAGCTTACTTTCAAAACCTTTATTGGTATTGGGAAAAGGATAGAAGAGACCAAATTATAATGACAATTTACATAACCGTAACAGTTGTGTTGTGTATAGTTGCAATATGGTTAGGAGTTGTTACATGATAGAGCAACAAGTAGTAGACTGGGGAAACAAGGAAGAGTTTTTTAAAAAACCCGAAAACGAGCGTTACCAGTATTTTAAAAATACAATAGTTGCTTTAATGCAAATAATCAATCAGCTTGAAGGATTAGACAAGTTTCAAAAAAGCGAAAGCGGTATGGCAGTTGTTGCTAATCTTATATTCTTTATTACCTTTCTTTGCACGACAAGCGAAGAACAAGACAATAAGATTGAAGAAACTTGGCTTTATAGGCTGAGAGAAGAAACAGAAAGCGAACTATTTAATATGTTTACTGGAGCAAAAGGCGAAGCATGAATGGTAATGGTTGGATTAAAATTCATAGAGACATAAAAGAACACTGGGTTTTCCAGCGAGATGATTATTTTAAGGCGTGGATATTCCTACTTTTGCGCGCCAATCATCAATACAGAAAAACACTGTTCTCAGATGTTATACCAGAAATAGTAGAAATACACCGTGGAGAAGTTGTAACAAGTCTTAAAAATTTAGGTAAAGAGTTAGGTTGGTCGCCAAGTAAGGTCAGAAGATTTTTATTTAAGTTGGAAAAAGATAACATGATTTGTATAAAAGATGAAAAGAAATGGACACACCTAAGTATTAATAACTACGAGACTTACCAAGATAAGCGAAACGGCAGTGAAACGCCTACGAAACGCGAACGAAACGCGAGCGAAAACAATATAAGAATGATAAAGAATGATAAGAATGAAAAGAAATCTTTATCACAAAAAGAGCAGTTATTAAAAGTAAAAGAAAACTTAGGCGACTTAAAGAAGAAGTTCCCTAGCGTTAATGTTCAATTAGAGTTTGATAAAATGCAAGATTGGTTGTTATCTAGTGGTAAGCGTTATAAGAATTATGGAGCGTTTTTTAATAATTGGTTACGCAAGGCAAACGAAAATCATGTAAATTCTGAAAATGAACAAATTTTTTACACTTATAAATGTCCGCAATGTGGAAAAGAAAGAAAGAAGCAAAAGTTTAAAGATTTATATATGACATGTTGCGATACAAAAATGATACCATACAAGGAGAATTAAAATGAGTTACGATAGTCACGGAGTATATGAGAAAGATTGGACACCAAAATGGAAAACACTTTGGGTTTACGAAATAATGCAAAAGAAAGGTGGATTAAGAAGGTTTTATTTTAGTAACACTAGAAGTCTAAATAGGTTTAGAAACTTAACAAGAGAACATTCTTCTGAGCATATTATGCCAGATAGTTCTTCAATAGTTAATCTTAGAGAAAGTTGCTTCAGTAAAAGAGTGGATTTAAACGACCCTTATACACGCCCTTGCACATCTTTAAAATATTATGGTTGTAAAGACGATTATGCTTTTCAAAGAAATCAAGAGTATTGGAAGAAATGTGCAGAAAACTTAGAGCAAAAAAGATTAGAAGGAACAACACCGCCCGATTATGTAAATATGACGGACTGGATAAAAATGTCAAAAAAAGAAAAGAAGGAGATAACTAATGCCTATAAACTCAAGAGACAAGGGAAATAGAGCAGAAAGAGAAGTTGCTAAAACTATTAATAGATATTTAGGAACTAATTGTAGAAGAACACCGTTGAGTGGCGGATTAAGTATTAAAGGCGATATTATAGATATTGACCCAGATAGTGTTGCATATCAATATCATTTTGAAATTAAAAACACTAAAAAGTTATCTATTCCAATATGGTGGAAACAAATATATAATGATTGTGGGAAAAAAATTCCAGTGAATATATTTAAAATGAATGCTAAGTTCTATGCAACGCTACAGCTAAACGATTGGCTAGGAGACTTGGCAGAAGTGCAAGAACTAAAAGAAGAAATAGGAAATCTAAAAACAGCTAATAAAGCGTTAGAAGAAAGAATAACAGAATTAGAAAAAGAGATGTATAGATGAGCATAGTTGGAAATCAAGTAATTTGTTGTCCAAGATGTAATAGCAGTAAAGTAAGAAAGAAAGGATTTAGACATAATCGCGGAGATAAAATACAAAGGTGGAAATGCAATTCTTGTGATTATAGTTTTTCTGACCCGCTTTATTTAGATAAAGATGTAATTATAGAGAATGTTCAGCTCAGCAAAAGAGCGCAACGCTTTCAAGATAAAAATAGAATTTCCAATAAAAGTTTTAGAGAACATGCTAGATTGGATAATGCCCTTTGCGAATACAATAAACACTTAATTAAACTCTTAGACGACAACAAGATTAAGTGTATCTCAAAAAAAACACCCATTACCACAAAGAGCAAAGCAGTGGGCATTATTCAAATATCTGACACGCATTTCAATGAATTAGTAGATTTACCCAATAATAAGTATGATTTTAAGGTTGCAAGTAAAAGGCTGAAAACCTTCATAACGCGCGCAAAAACTTATTTTAACGCAATGGGGATTAAAAAAGTATTTGTAGGAATGACTGGAGACCTAATGAACTCAGATAGAAGATTAGACGAATTATTGTCTATGGCTTCTAATAGAGCGCAAGCTACCTTTTTGTCAGTAGAAATTTTGAAACAAGTGTTAGAAGACTTGCAAAAAGACTATAAAGTTAGCGTTGGTTGTATTACTGGTAATGAAAGTAGGGCTAAAGATGAAGTAGGTTGGAGTGATATTGTTGCTTCAGATAACTACGACTTTACCATATTTAATATTCTTAAATACATTTTTAAAGAGACAGATGTTGATTTTATTGAAAGTAAAGACGCAAGTGAGTTGGTTGTAAATATTGCGGGAATGAATGTTTTATTACTACACGGACACGGAAGTATCAAAGCAAAACATGAGACATCTATTACGCAAATCAAAGGTAGATACAGTTCGCATGATATAAAAATTGATTATGTTCTGAGTGGACACATACATTCAGCTAGGATAGGAGATACTTACGGTAGGAGTTCATCTTTGGTTGGAGCTAACGCTTATTCAGAAAAAGCGTTAAACTTAGAAGGTAGAGCTAGTCAAAACATTTATATAGTTCACGACAATAAAACAGTAGACGGGATTAAGATTGACTTGCAATATTATGACGAAAAAGGATATGATATTACAGAAGAGCTTGAGAGCTATAATGCTAAATCTAAAGATAAACTGAAAAGTGGCAAGGTGGTCTTAAAAATTATTAATGTTTGATTTTTGTAGTATTGCGCAAAAAAGATGTCCATTTTGCGCGTCATTCTCTGATAACAGCGGCGAAGTTCCAGCAAGAGATATGGCAAGATGTGGTATGAAATCTGGAGAAAATAGAATTGCATTTATGAAGGATTGCCCGCTTCCAGCGGTCAAAAAGAAAAGTAAAATAAAAGCAAAAAAGGAAGGCTTATAATTATAATGGTGGGGGATTATATTAATACAAATTAAATTTACGAAAGGAGTAACCCTTAGTTAATATAATTTGCAAATATAAACGGTTGGCTACTACCCCCCCGTTATATAACAAAAGGAGAATAAAATGAGTAAAAAAGAGTTTAAGCTAGAACAAGGTCGTGGTTGGTTATTTAAGAATGGTTTTAAAGACCCAACAAACGAAGAAGACGCAAAAAAACCAGATTATACTGGTAATCTAAATGTGAATGGAGACATAATTAAATTATCTCTTTGGAAGGCAAAAACCAAAAAAGGAGATGTTATGTTGAAGTTAAGTATATATGAGCCACAAGGTGGAGCAAAGCCTACTAACGAAGCTCTTTCTGATGATGAGCTGCCGTTCTAATGAATAACAATACTAGAATAATGATGTTGTTGCAAGAGAAGATAAATCAAGGGCAAATAGATTATAAACAAGATGTTCCTCTTGACGGCAGTAGAGATAACTTAAAAGAAGCTTTAGATGAAACATTAGACCTATGTGTTTATTTGGCGGCGACAGTATTAGAGCTACACGATAAATATAAGAAATTTGAAGCTAAAGATAATCCACCCGATAAATTACCCTTTTAATCTATTATAATTGATTTTAGGGCTATTTTCGCGCGTTTTATTATATTTCTTGCCTTATACTAAAGCTAGTAGAATATATTGAATATGCTGTTTGTGTAAATTTTAAGTTTTCACTAACAAACCTAACATCAATATAACTACTACCCCCGTCTGCGCTAAACTGAAAAGCAAGTTTTCTACCTTTGACTTGATTTACTAAAACTTCAAGCTTGGCTTTATCTGCTTCTGATAGATTAGTATATGATAGTTCATACTCTAATTGTTTGCCATATCTTTCGTTGGTATAAATTTTACCACCATAAGATTGAGATACTGTAATTCCTTTATAGTTTGTTGTTTCTGCAACATTCATGTCTGGGTTTCTTGACGGAGAGTAGTTAGCATGACTTGTGCTACTATCTGGTCTAAATCTTACTTCTGTTATAACTGCCATAATTAATCCTTAATAAATTTCGTAAGCACTTATGCTTAACTTTCCTAATGTTCTTGTAGTTTGTGTTACTATAAAATATACGCTTCTCCAGTTTTTTCCGAAAGGAGCTTTTTTAGTCGTTATAATTCTAATTATATCTCCTACTTCTAAAGAATAAAAGCTTGGATTGACTAAATCTAATGCTATTTTAAGTCTTGGCTCTCCGATTAAATGATTATAATAACTATAATAATTAGTTGTAAGAGTTCCCGTTTTATCAAAATCGTTTTTTACCTCTACTACATTTTCATCTTCTATGTTATAATTAGACCTTGTTGTAGAGTTTGTAAATTCAGCTACTTTACCATACTTGCTATTATTTTCTGGTTTTCTTAAATATTGAATTTTGTATTTTGTTTTTAATTCATTTATTGGCGTATGCATTATTTGCAAGTTAGCAAAATCATCTTCATCTATAGCGCCCATAGGAAAAACTACTTTGCGTATAGTAGTACCCGCAGATTGACTGCCCGCAGTAGAAGTAGTTATAGGCGCAACACCTCTTTCTACTGTTAAGGTTTGTGTAGTAGAAGAGCCAGACATTGGACTTGCATCTGTAATTTTCATAAACTCATAATGCGAGCCATGGCTAAGAGCTAATAAATCTCCAATAGTATAACCACTACCTTGTGTAGCAAGCGTTAATTTAAACTGATTGTCAGTTGTGCTTGTAATTAAATTATCTGCGTGTAAAGTTCCAGCGGTTGCCAAATAAGGCAAAGTTGTTGATGTTGTAGTGCTTGTTGTTAAATACTTTGGGCTTATGTATTGATATGTTCCGTCTGCTCTCATTCTACCTATAAAAAACCCAAAGTGTTGTAATTTTTCTAATATGCTTTCAAGTTTTTCTGATTTGTTTAACCAATAGTGCATATCTCCTTGCACAAGACTTGTATTAAAAATACTTAAAATATTAGAGTAGTTATTGGTTGTTCCTACTGATGTTGGAAAAATATTACTATCTGCAAATGTTTCACATAAATATCTATGTGCTTCTATAGGTTTTTTTATAACACTGCCGTCTAATGATAAACCGTCTTGAGATGAATAAAGCTCCTTTATATTTTCTTTTAATTCAGTGTCAGTTTGTACAGATGAATTATCTCTTTCAAATTGTGTAGTTGTAGAAATGTTAGTAGTTGCTACAGTAGCAGTACCAGATAAAACATTTGACGCTCCACTACCTACATCTCCAGGCTCAAGCCCGTCATAGTTTATATTTAATTGAAATTCTATTTTTTGTGGATAATTACCAGTATACTCAGAATCAGTTGATTGATGTAAATTTATCGTTATCTTATTTGCTAAAGTGTCTGACCTTGTAGCGGTTAAGCTATTGTGTGTTGTATTAAACATTGTAGTAGTTTCGTCTACAGTATCATCATCATTATGATATATTTTTGCCACTAAAGATACGCTATTTATAAAACCACCAGAACTGCCACCGCTTCTTGTGAGTGTAAGGTTATAAGCAAAGCCCATTGTGAATACCATAGAAGAAGGAGTATGTTTTACACTACCTAAGTTAATCATGCTAAAAGTATTACTTACTTGAACTTCTTGAGAGCCAGTTGTAGACGAACTAATTGTAGCACTTGCGCTTGGCGTATATTTATTAGTTATGGTATAATCAGAGCTTTCTATCATCATTTCAGATTTAAAATCTCTTGCTAGGTCTACATCTGTTCCTACTGCAAATAAATCATCACTTCCAGTTTGTTTTGTAACAATAGGACTGGCGTCTGCAGATGAAACCGCAGTTTCTGTAGCATTACATAATGCCATATTTTCTATTATTGAGCCACTTCCTTCTGGACTTAAACCAGACTCGTGTACATGTAAAGTTTTATTACTGTTATTTCCAGCGCTTGCAGTTAAACAAAAAACATTACCACTTTGTATTTTTTCTACTTGCACTGGATATGTTCTTGCGGTTGCTCCTATTAAAGACTGTAAAGCAAAAAGTGGAACAGAATTATAAGCAGAAGCATAATCTCCAAATACAATAGGTTTATATAACCCGCTTTCTGATATAGTTTGTGGTATAGATATATCTTTCAAAGGATTATGTGCAGTTACTTGTATTGTTACTTTATTTTCTGAAAGCTGTACTGCTCTTAATCTACCTTTAAATAACAATAAAAGATTAGAAGCATTTGAGTCGCTTTCTAACTGTGAATAAACTTCTACATTTCTGTTTATATAATAGTTTGTACCAAAAAACAATTCCTCTTCTATTGGAGTTGTAGAGCCTAAAGATACAGTTCCGTTAGATGAAAAAGAAAAATTAGAAAAAGATATAGAGATGTTTGATAAAGACGCAGTTCCTTTAATTAAATCAATTCCTTCTCTTATACTAGGAGCATTTGTTATTGCTCCTACATAAGTAACACCACCTACGGTTTGTTCAGATGTTCCAACAGCAAGGTAGTTTCCGTCTTCGTTATAAATTCTAACAAGATAGTCTTCTTTTATATGTTGTCCTAAATTTGAACTATATGTATTTGGTAAAGTAAGCATTATGCAAGATTTAACTCTGCTGCTTCTTCAATCTTAGGTATGATAACATCTAGTATTGTTTCATCTACTAAAGGAGCAGATACATTAATATTAATATTTTGTATTGCGCCGCCACCTTGACGCGCATTTTGACCACTAAGTGGTTGTACAGTAACTCTTTCTGGACCAGATTCTCCAACTATCATGTTTTGTGGTCCAGTCGTAATAAAACTACCACCAGTCGCAAATCTAGGAGCTGGCTGAGCCATGATAGCAGCAACTTGCGCAGCTCCAAGAGCGGCAACAAGAGCAGCTAATGCTACATTAGGCACGGGCGGAACTCCTAATGCCTTAGTATAAGCTGTAGCTATGTTCATACTTGCTTCCGCAACATTAGAAGCTTTTTGTATCACAAATGCTCTTTTTCTTTGGCTTTTAAATCTTTGCTCAACTTTATTTTCCATTACTTCTCTTTCTTCTTGAGAAGCTTCTTCAAATTCTTTTGTAGCTTTTAAAGCTTCAAGCTCTCTAGCCATTCTTTCTTCTACTAATTGTGATTGAGCTTGGCTAAAACCAGATAAGGCTTGTAATGCGATGTCAGCTCCTTGACTAAATTGTTCAAAAGCTGAAACACTTTCTTGTCCAAACTTTTCAGTCATTTCTACAAGCTTTCCTTCAGCATTTATAACTAAACCTAATCTCTCTAATACTTTTCTTATTTTTTCATCAGTAGTATCAAACTCTATATTAGCTAATGTTTGTCCGTCAGTAATAGCTTTAGCTAAATCAAAGTTCTTAATTCCAAGAGATTCTGTTAGCTTATCAAATCTTTCTAAATTTTCTATTCTTTGTATTTCTGAATCAAATGATTTTTTGTCAGTTATCTCTTTAAGTCTTGCAAACTTCGCTAGCGTAACATCTTGTTTTTCTTGAAGAGATAGTGTTTTTGCGTTTAGCTTTTCTAATTCTAATTGTGCTTTAGTTTGGTCTCTTGTTGCTTGAGCGTTTTGTTTTTTAGTAAAATTATTTCTATCTGTAACTAAGGTTAATTCTACATAATCTTCTATTTGTTGCTTCATGTCTTCTTGAAGATTTTTATCAACCTTTGCTAGCTCTCTTTTTATAAGTATTTGTCTTTTTGTTTCAAGAGCTGCTTCAAACTCTGCTTCTGTTGTAGCATTTGTTATATCTGCTTGTAACTTTTTGTCTTCATTGGAAACTTTAATAGCAGCAATTCTTTTATCCATTGCTTCAGAAAGCTTACCAAGAGTTTTTAACTCTTCATCAGTTAAAACTACAGTGTCTCCTACAGTTTTATTTAATTCTTCCATAGATTCTTTAGCTTCTGCAGATTTCTTAAATACAGCAAACAATCCCATACTAGCCATTGTAGCTAAAGCTCCTTTTGCGCTTCCAAAGAAAGCAACAGCGGATGCTCCAACTCTACTTAAAAGTCCAAATGCTTTAGCCGCTATAGAAGCTTGTCCACCAACAAATAGCAATAGCGGAGCTAATACCTTACCAGTGTTTATTAGAGCTTCTATTGTTGTTTTATTTTCTTTAATAGATTCCATTAAGCTAGTCATTGCGTTTAACATACTAACTGTGCTTGGCGCAAATACTTCTCCAAATGTTTCTGCAGCATCTCCAGCAGCCATGTTTAAAGCTTGGAAAGCTCCAGTTGTAGTTCCTCTAAGTCTTTCTGCTAGTTCTCCGTATTGAACATCAGCCGCATCTAAGATTATATTTTGAGCTTCCATGATTTTACCATTTTCAGCTAATTCTTTCACAACAGCTTTTTGACTGTCACTAAATGTAAACCCAGCTCTACTTAATGCTCCTAATTGACCTTTAGGGTCTTGTAATGCTTTAGCAAGCATGGTAGCCGCTCCACGAAGCTGTTCAAAGCCAGGAACAGTACCAGATATAGAAATAGCCATATTGTTTGCGGCAATAAGAGTTCTTTCAAAAGCTTCTCCACGAATATTGGTAAATGTTAAGATAAAAGAAGCAAGCTTGTTATTTACTTCATCTCCTACAACTCCAATCTGTTGAAGTCTTTCTGTCATACCAAATATTTCTTGGGCTGTTAATCCAGCGGCAAACCCAGTAGACTCTAAAGCTGCTTGAACTCTTCGCTCTGATTCTTCTTGTTCTGCGAATGCACTAACTAGTCTACCTACTGTACCAGCAACAAGTCCTACAGCAAATGAAGCAAGTAATAATTTTGAACGAAACACAGAAAAGGTCATACTACCTTGCGCTACAGCGTCATTCATATTACGCTGATTTCGTAAAGCAAGCTGACCAGTAGCAATAGCTTTCTTTCTTTGTTTGTCAGTTAAGCCAATACTATTAGCTAATTGCATTTGAGAGTTCTTAAGTTGGTCTGTAGCAGCAGACAAACTAGTAATAGCTCGTTTTAACTCTTGTTCCCCTTCGGCTCTAAAATGAATCCGTATATTATTACTATCTGTTGCTGTCGCCATTCTTGTTATTCTCTTTTTCTAATGTATTTTTTATATAAAAACTTTTATCTATCCATTTTTTTGGATGTTTACCATAATGTCCTTCGTATGCGGGAACATTAAAGGTACTACAATATGTGTATCTATGAATATCATCTTGAAACACTTTAGAATATAAAAATCTTTTACAAGCAAAAAAAGGAAGTTGTCCAAATATACCTTCTCCTAATGAAAAGTTTTTACCATGTTTTTTGTTAGTTTCTTTAATGTCTTCTTTAAGTCCGTGTATAACTTCATAGACATCTTCATCACTATTGAATGTTAAGGTTGGATATTTTTTACCGCGATAATATAGTGGAATTTGCGCGTCATAAGGATATGATTTAAACTTACAGCCAGCGCAGCCGCCTATACACTCTGGACTTCTGAAAGCGAGTAAGATATTATATTCAAGTGTATAGGCTTCTACTCCCCCAGTTCTTGGTACTCACGAACTTTAAGGGATAATTCATTCTTATCTGTGTCAGATAAAGTTTTAATAAACTTGTCATTAGCTCCTTTAACTCCCTTTCTAATCCAGGCAGTTCTAGCAGCTGACATGTTTTTAATAATTTGATTTCCTTCTTTGTCAAAGACGATTTGTGTTACATCACTACAAAAATCAATATCATCTACAGACATTTCTAGTAGAGTTACTTCTTTACCAGAAGTAAGCTTAAACTTCTTATTCATTGTTTCTCCTTATCTATTAATCTGGTACTCTAACAGAAATAAGATTACCGCTACCACCGTCTACCATTTTAAGAGTAGTGCTTAGTTTTAAGTAATCTCCTTCATCATAAGAAACTTCTTCTATGATAGCTTTAGGAATATTAATAGCAAAATCATCTGAACTAGCAAAAGTAGAGTTATTAGCTAAAAACAAACCATTACTTGAAGCTACGGTTAAGTTTCTTGATAGATTGAAAAAGTCGTTAGTGTTTGCGTCAAATTTTACAACACAGTTTGCAGTAATATTTAAGTTAGGTACACCTCTTAAATATTTTTCTGGATTTCCGTCAAATCCGCCAGATAGCTTATTTCCTAAAAACTGAATTGGATTTTCAATGTTTAATGAAAACTGGTCTAAGATAACTTCTTCATCCATGACTACTTTGTCTTCAGTAAACTCTCCCATATAAACATAGCCAGTAGAGTAGTCTGTTAATCCAGAACTTACTCTAGCCGCTGGACTTGAAGATACTGTACATCTTGTTTGTCCAGTCATCTCAAAATTAAATCTACCACCGTTTTCTTGAGAGTTAGCGCTTAATACTAAACTTGAAATAACTACGCCAGGAATCTTATATGTAGAAGCTACAGAACTATGTCCTTGTATTAATACTGAGATAGTATTGTGAGCGCCACTTGAGCCAGCTCCGAAAGCAAAATCTGTATGCTCATAACCAGAAGCCAGTGTAATAAAATTAGTAGCAACTTCTTTACCTAATGCGTTTTCTAATAAAATTGTTGCGTTTTGATGTGTTAAAACACCAGAGATAGCTATTTCATGTACAGCTCCAGGCTCATGTTGTAATAAATCATCACTATTAACAACTCTTCCGTCTGAGCCACTTCTTTGCTCCATAACTCTTAAGTCGTTAAATGTAGGCATGCTAATTGATTCAACTTCCACTCCTTGAAAGCCGCTTGTAGCAAATGTACCTACAGTTGTTTCTTCTGCTATAAATACACCAAATTCTTTTGGATTAATAGCTGCTGTTTGTAAAGCCATTCTAATCTATCTCCTTCATAATTTTTTTAGGTTTTTCTTTAACTTCCTCTACTTTCCCAATAAGATTTCTTGGAAGCTTATCGCAAGAAAAAGGTTTTCCGCCTTCTATTGCTTTCATAATTTTTCTTTCTACGCCAGAAACTGACTCTGGGTTGATGTTTTCTTTTAAAATATATTTCATAATTAGTCCTTAATTTAATACTAAAAATCTATCATTACTACTAGTCAAAAAGTTTTTACTGTCGCTAGTAGTAAAAAATCCGTATGTGTTATACTTTAACGGTATTTTAACACTATAATTTATTCTTGAAACACGCAAATTATCAACAAATACTTCTTCATCTTCTTTAATATCCATTTCTATTTCTTGTACTTTACCGTCAAAATAAAGATTATTGTTGTTTAATTTGTTTTCAAACAACACTTGCTCTACTCTGTTTGTTGTATCCGCAATTTTAGCCTTACTTTGCGCGTCACTAGATTTGATATTCAAATAAATATTAAATGATAAATTAATTTCATTTACGATACTTTTTTCTTTGCTGTCTACATTATTAATATCATTTATAAAAATTCTTATATGACTGTTGCGTTGTTTCTTATATTCTTCTCCTATATAAATTGGAAAAGAGCCAGAAAATTCAGTTCTCAATATAGTTTCAAACTTATTTAAAACATTTTCATATAAATAATTAGTTGGTGTAAAAGCCATTTTATCCCTTTAATAAGCTAAAAGTAATTATATAAGTAGCATTATATAATCCATTAATATTTACTTCATCTTCATCATAGTCATTTAAAGATATACTATCAATAGAAAAATCTAACAAATCTAATATAGTTTGCAATGAAAGTAATAACTGCTCTACTCTATGCACATCATAAAAAAAAGATTTATAAGTTTCTTTATTTGTTCTGTGCATAATAGAAGAAAGTTTTAATTGCACTGTATAGTTATTTAAAAACTTATCTTTATTTATTTCTTTAAAAGTTTGATTTAAAACAGATAGTCTTAGATTTTTATTAGACTTTCTTTCAAATTTATCAGAATAAAAGACTTGAATTGTATTTGCAAATTCACTTCTTAATGTTTCAACAAGATTGTCAATAACATTGGTAGTATAAATCTTGTCAAAGCTTGTAGGCATTAGTCGTTAAAGATGCTATATCTTTTTCTTTTTTTGGCGTTTCTAGTTAATTGTACTGTTCTTACTGAAGCGTTGTCTGTATGCTCTTTAAGTCCAGCAACTTCTATTTGCCATTCGTCATTTTGCACGGCAGCTGAATTGTCTGCTGCTCCAGAAAATCTAATTTGTAATCCACCAGATAAATCTTGATAATCTCCATTAATAATTTTATCAGTAACGACTTGTTTTGTTTTTAAGTTGTCAGCGTCTTTTACATAAACAGAATATTTGGCAGTTCCTATTGCTCCAGCAGTGGTTACAATAACTTTAATTTTATCATAAGTGCCAATATAGTCTCCTCTAGTGTCTACTATATTTAATGCTCCGCTAACAGAAACTTTTTCAACAACACCTTGAGACATATCTCCAGATGTTTGAAATCCAAGTTTGACAGTTCCGTTATTTAAATCAGCAACATTTGTTTCAGCTTCTTCTAACAAAGCTTCAGCTATGTCACTATCTGGCTCGTAAGCTTTAATCATGAATCCACAAGCAAACAAAGCTACTGTTCTTTTGATAAAGTAATCATAAGTGCCGTCTGCTAGTAGAAACATTTCTTTTGGCAAAGTGCTGTCTACTTTTGAATTGAAATATGCGGTAGCATTAGAAATCATTCTTGTCTTGAAGGTATTATTGTCTTCTCCAGCTTCCATAAGAATGTTTTGCGGATTCGTAGAACTATTATAATAATAAACTACATCATTTGTAGCGTCATAGTACCATTCCCCATTTGCGTCTACATCAGTTTTAGCTGATTGCGCATTCCCTAAGTTCTGACCGTCTGCAAATAAAACAGTAACCAATCCAGAGTTTTCTGCTTTATATCTGCTACCAGAGTCTACCACCCACCCGTAAACTACGCTTTTGGAATCGTATTCACCAATGTTAGGGTAGACATCATATAAGTCTCTTTGTGTTATGTAATTAGCCATGTATTGTCTCTAAAGTTCTTTTAAACCAGCCATAATAAAACTTTTTTTGCTCTGGTTTTGCATCAACTAATTTACAATAAAATTTTATTCTATACGCGCTAAATCTTTCTGCTGAAATGCCTTGTGCATGCTTTATAGTGTTTGGTCCAATTTTTCCGTCTACTTTGATAGGAATAACACTTCCAACATTAATAGCTTCTTGTAGTATTTTTACAGCTCTTGATTGACCCGTATTTATAACACAATCAAAGAAAGGGTATCTAAGTTTGTATGGAAGTTTATCTACCTTTGCTGGCTTATAATAATCATCATGGTAAATTTTTATAGCTTCTTCTAAACTTAGGCTTGGAATATGCAAATGTGGATACCACCTTTTTGATATTCCATATTTTGTTTCTCCCCCCAAGTCTTCATGGTCATTATTGTAACCACCTTCATTGTAGATAACTTTATCTATAATCTTCTTAGTTTCTTTATCCATTGTGTTTTTTCTGAATTGGAAAAGAAGTGAATAAAGAAGCTCCTTTATGTGGTTTATAGCCACCTTTGGGATTTTTCATTAAAGATATTTTTTTACCTTTTTTCATAAAATGATAACCTTTAGGAGCTTTTACTTTCATTTCTTCTTTCCTTTTTTCATTACTTTCTTTTTCTTCTTTTTTCCTTTATGATATGGCATTACTTGTCCTTTTTAGTTTTTTTGTCGTCAGCTTCTAAGCCTTTAACAAATCCTTGTTGTTCAGCAATAGATAATCTTAAATCTGCTTGTCTTGCTTGCGCATCAACAATCATTTGATTAGTCTTATTAAACTCTTCAACAAGTTCTTTTAGTTTATTTTGTGCTTCTTCTAACATTGTTTCTCCTTTTTTTATAGAAGTTAATAATATCTTCTCATTTTTTTAAGTGTTGATTTAGAATATTTTGCAGATTGCTTACCTTTTTTAGTAGCTTTTCTTTTCTTTCTAGTTTCATATGCATACTCTGATGCTGACATAGATTTTATAACTCTTGAAGGTAAGTATCTTTCTCCAGTTTTAGACGAAGGTTTACCAGACTTTGTTCTCCATTTTTGCTTGGTCCACCTTTTTAAACTTTTTTGAGATTTTTTGAGTGCCATTATCTGTATCCGCCGCCTTTAGCTTTATACTGCTTTGCTAACATTTGTGCTTTACGAGCAGACCATTGTCCAGGTCTACCGCCTTTACTGCTAGCTAATATTTTATTAAAAAGTCTTTTACGCATAGCTGGTTTAGTATAATTACCAGCTTCGTTTACTCTTGATTTTCTTTTTTTGTGTCTCATTTTTTACGCTTCTTTTTTAATATTGCTTTTTGTAAAGCCATTGGTAGTTTTTTTTGTTTAGCTGATAAACCTTTTTTCTTTTTTTTCATTTTATGTTTCATTTGATTTCCTTTTTAATTTTTTCAAACACTTCTTGCTCATCAAATCTCATGCTAATACCAGGCTCATACCTCATAGTTTCTTTACCATTTTCAAATATAATAATAGTAGGAACTACTTTAATATTCCATTCTTTTTGAATGACTGCTCCAATTTGCTTATTTGACAAGTCTACTTCTGCAACATAACAAAGTTTTGCTAATTTTTCAATCTCAACTCTATTTTTATAATTCCAAGAAGCGTTTACTTGAACAACTGCACAGTTCTGTACATTTAATAATTGTACATCTTGAAAGCTGTCTAAATTAACTGACTGCGAATATAAGGGCGATTGCCATAAAAATAATCCAAGCAACCATGCCATACCATAGTAATAATTCATCTCTATACCTCATTATTTATTATTCATATCTATAAGAGTTTCAGTGATAGCTCTAGTATCTTCTTTAATATCATCTACTTTTTCTTCAAGCTTATCTACTTTACCCTCAGTGTTTAATATAGAATCACGAATCATTTGGTCTTTTAAGTCATATTCCATTCGTGAGACTTCTGGCTCTGGTAGTTCTTTAGCAAGTTCTATTTCTGCTTGTAAGGAATACCACATACCAATAATCATACCTACAGTAACTAAAATGCTTATAGCTGTTTCTATAGATAATGTAAATTTGCTATCTTTACCAATTTCCATTTTATTTCCCTTTTATTTTATTAATTAATCTAATTAAGTAAGCAATCATTATGGTTGCAATCCTCCTCCACCACCAGATGAAAAGTTGATTGTTATATCACAATCATTGTTAGTTACACTATTGTTTGTAAAAGTTAATGTAACAGTACCAGTACCGTCTTTATTAGGTTGGTGTATACATTTAAATCTACAATATAAAACTCCAGATGTATGTGCTATAGTTTCTGGCAAGTTAAAAAAATTTGCACTTGTTCCTGGGTCTCCACTAGTTGAAAAAGCTCCCTGAAATGTTATTACTGGACCACCAGTAGTTGTTCTGCTTATAGTTGTATTTCCACTACCACCAGTTAAAGTAATAGTTTTTAATGCAGAAAAAACAGTAGCTCCATTTCCACCACCCATTGTAAAGTCTGCTGGTGGACTACTCCAAGATGTACTTGCTAAGTCGTGGTCATAACTATAAAACTCTGTCATAGCGTGTGGAGCAGAGCCGTCTGGTCTGTCTGCACTATCATTAGCAGTATTGATAGTTGCTACTGTTCCGTCAGATAAATCTTCTAATGAACTATTAGCAGTCGTACCACTTCTACCAAACTCTCCATTAATATCGCTAATTTTAATTTGTCCAGAAGAAGTTAGAGTCATTTTTTTAACTCCTCTATTTCTGCTTTAAGCTCTTTTACAGCTTCTACTAATACACCAACCATTTTTTCATAGTTTACTGTTTTAAAATCTTTTTCATCTCCGTCACGCCCAAACTCTCCAACTCTTAAAGTTTTTACAGAAACTACTTCTGGTAATACTTCTTCAACTTCTTGTGCAATCAATCCAATATCGTGTTGTCCTTTTCTTGATGTGGCAGTCCAATCAAACTCAACACCTCTTAATTTCATTACTTTATCAAGTCCATTTTCTATAGTAAAAATGTTTTCTTTTAGTTCTCTGTCTGACGGAGAACTACTAAATGCTACAACATCTCCTTTGAAATGTGCTTCTCCAGCATTTGTAATTTTTGCAACTGCATCTGCTGTGCCACTATCTAAATCATTATCAGTACCAGTAATTATTCTTACTTCTCCAGTACCATTGTTTGTTTCATCTGGACATAAATAAACATGATTTACACCAGTTAATGATACTCCGTTAGCAACAGATGAATTTGTATCATCATCTAATACTAATCTGTTTGTACCATTACTTTGTCCATATATATCATCTACATAAAGTTGTGAGCCAGTTGGAACTTTTGGACCACTTGAAGTAATAAAAAACCTTTCTGTACCACTTGAACTTGCAGTAGTTCCACCAGTTCTAAAACTCAAATCACTTCCTTCTTGAAATATGCAAGAAGTAGAAGTTCCATCAAAAAATAATCTTGCTGAATTACTTGCATTATCAGACGCTTTTAAAACAATACCATTAGCTCCGCTTGCGTTTACATGAAGTTTTGTAGCAGGAGAGTTCGTTCCAATTCCAACCTTATCTGCACTACCGTCTGCAAAAAATAAATTGCTATCTGTATCTCCCTCAATTCTTACATCATAACTTGCTCCAGGGTCATTCAATACAATATTACTACCAGTAACTCTTAAGTAATTACCACCAGCTGCTCTAAAAATAAGATTGTCTGCTGATTCTTCTTGTATATAACTATTACCACCACCGTCTAAGTAAATCTTACCAGTTGCTCCTACTTTTAAATCTCCTGATATGGTTGCGTGTCCATTAGAATCTTCTACTACTACTCTACTCCAAGTAGCAAAAGAACTGCTTGTTTCAGTATGCCCTACATAAAATTGTTCATTGTTGTTGTATCCAAGAGCTATACCACCCCAACCACCACTAGTATCTCTGTTAGCAATTTTGTTAAAGTAAAAATGCTGATTATCTTCTGGCATACCCTCATCAGTGCCTAAATTAGCGTGCATCATTTTAGCATAGCCTACTGGCAAATTACTATATTCTGCTTCGGTATTAGTTGCACTGTCTATGCTACCATTTCCTACAAGTCCTAAATCTCCTACATCTAAATTTAAAGTAGCACTCCCAGAAGTATTTCCACCAGATAAACCAGTACCAGCTACAACTGCAGTTATATCTCCAGTGTTAGTCGTATATCCATAACCTAAAATTTTATCTTCTACTGCTGCAGAAGTCATAATGTGAGCATCATCATTTGTAAATTCTCCAGAATCGTCAATGCCAGTAATGGTATTACCGTCCATTGTAAAACTTACAAAATTACTCAATGTTATTGCTCCACTTGCTGTATCTGTAGCATCACTTCTTAAAAATGAACTACCTTGAACTCCGTCAAGTTTATCTGCGTCTAATCCACTACTACTTCCGTCATTACCACTATGCCATATCTTATTGTCATATCTACCAACACTATCAAATTCAGTTTCACTATCTCTACCAGCTCTAAAATATAATTCATCGTTATAATGTGCATAGAGTTCTAAACTTCGTGTACTTCCACTTACTCCAGTAAAAGAAACCAACATAGTACTATGCCCAGTTTCACTTACTCTATATAGTCCAGTTGCTTTTGCATTTTCTGTGTCAGTTCCACCAGTTATCGTACCAAGATTTTCTTTAAAAATTGTTGAAGGTATTCTTGCTGTATCAAATGTTCCAGAAGTAATCTTACTTGCTGCAAGATTTGCTATACGAGCTGCAGCTACTGTACCAGAAGATATATTGCTACCATTTAAAGAACTTGATGATGTTAGCTTTGCGTCTAATTGTGTTTGTATAGCAGATGTTACTCCGTCTACATAATTTAATTCTGCTTTAGTTGCAGTAATACCTAAGTTAGTTATTGCGTTGGCTTGTTGTGTGCCAGTTAATCCTTGTGAAGCAGTATCTACTCTTAGTCTATTTCCTAATGAAGTAGATGTTGTTGTTGCGAAGTTAGCATCATCTCCTAAAGCTGCTGCTAATTCGTCTAATGTATTCAAAGCTGCTGGAGCTGAATTTACTACACCAGCTACTTCTGCGTCTACATACGCTTTAATACTTTGCTGTGTTGCTGCGTGAGATGCACTATTTGATGACATATTATCTTCATCTTTAAAATCTATGTTTATAGTTCTATCTGCATTTAATTGTCCACCACCAGATAATCCAGTTCCAGCAGTTACGCTTGTGCTTACATTGAAACTTAAATCATAAGGGTCTGCATCTGTTCCATTATCTGTGTCAGTCCAATTAATATTAATACCGCCAGTTTCTCTAAACTTCCACTCTTTTCCTTGAGATATTTGTACTTCTGTTCCGTCGCCGTCTTTTACTTGAAAAGTAGTTAATTGATTGGTGTTAGTATCAGCAGTCATATCATCTACAACTACATTAATTTTTCCATTAGTATCATCATAAGTAGCAGCTACTCTTGTTTCTGTATTGCCACTAAACATA